GTGGCATCGCCGGCCACTAAACGATAGTCAACCTGCCCAGTGGTGCTGATCGTGATTGCGGTAGCAGTAGAAACTGGATTGCATGCCTTCGCACCTGTGCCATGCCATCGCGACGCATCCTCACGAGTCACGCCCGTAACAGTTGACGTGCCGGATAGATCGATCGTTACAAGCGCATTGCCTGCCGGAATAGTCAGCGGGTAGGTTGTTCCTGAAGAGAGAATCGGCATAGGGCCTCACAATAAAAAAGGCCCCCTTGCGGGAACCTTGAATTGATGTTTGATGATGTATTTATGCGCAGGTCACGCGACTACCTGAGCGCGAATCCTTGATCGGCTAGACAAACGTCCCGCCTTGTCGGCCCCATTTGCCTTGTTCTTTGCGTCCTGATACAGGGCCTCATATCCGCTAGCTGCGTTCGCGTCTTTCATGTACACAGCAGCGAACTTCAGAGCACAGAACAGATAGACATCTGGCGCGTAGGTAAGTACCCAGTTCGTGTCAGCGTCAGCAGAGAAATCGGCGAAATCGTCGTAGTACAAAAGCGAGTAAGAAGAAGAACCACCGGAAACAACACGCAGCGTGTTTCCAATCCGCGTGTAATGCCACTCCTGCGTGTTGTCGCTTGTTTCGATCTGGTATTGATCGGATGTGACGTACTCATACGGATTTCCACCAACGACAAGTTGGCGAGCATCAAGATACCCACTTGGGAGCGTCAGCACACCAGACGAAAGTGTTCCCGTTGTCAAAGACTCCATTGCAGACACGCGAACGTCACGACGAATAGACGCACTCGCCAAAGTAACGAAATCACCAGCCTTCGAAGTCACAGACGAGTGGTTATAGAAATCACCAATCTGTGTTTTCAGCTCGCCGTAGTTCATTTGATGTACCTGTCAAAACTGAGAAGCAGAGGATGCTCAAGCGCCCATCTTTTCAGCCAAGCGCTCTTGTCTTGGCGAGACCAGCCGCGTGTTTCCTTCAGGTAGCGCCCGTACTCAGCCTCCGGAAGATGGAAGACCTTTCGACCATCTCCCCACGTCTGCCCCTCTGATGCTGCTCGCTCTTCAGCAGCCGACTTTAGATATGGCTCTGCGTCCCACTGCTTGTTAACAATCAGCGCATCACCCTCAAAACTCAGAGTCGTGGTTACTCCGTTGTGCACGTCCTCTACGAACTTGACGTTTTCAGAAAATCCGCTCATTGCTAAACCCAATAAAAAAGGGTCTCCGAAGAGGCCTGGTCGATCACATCAATCTAGTCTCGCCACGTTCGCCCATCGCGAACTGCCCGGATGGCTCCGACAGAGCACTCAAACAGCGCTGCGAGACTGGCTAGCGTCATTTTTGGATTGGCTCTGATGAAATCAACCCTGGCTGCGCTCAGAACTGCGCCGTGATGATGCTCGCCACGCTTAAACGGGCTTGTCTTTCGCTTCTTCTGGTACGCATCTTTGATGTTTGCAGAGGGCGTATCCCATCGCAGGTGCGAAGGGTTAACGCATGAGCGGTTGTCACAGAGATGCATCACATGCGCCCCAAAGAATGGGGCAGGGCCATGATGCATCTCACAACTAACTCTGTGAGCGGACAGCGACTTACCGCCGCGCCCACCCTCTCCGATTCTTCCGTAGCCGTTCTTCATGGTTGTCCCACGCCACAGCCAACACTCATTAGCAGCACCCTTTTGGACTTTTGTCCAAAAGCGGATATCCAGAGGAGCATGCGCCCCACTGGATATCTCTGCACTTCCATGCTTCTTAAATCTGAGGTAGTGCTTGTTGCAGAGCTGGAAGCCCTTCACTACCCCTCCACATCCATCAACCGAGCAAACATTTCGCATATGCATCTCCTATGAGACGCATGGTGTCATGTTTGCTTTATGGTGTCAAGTTAGGGCGTAAGATTGGCTATTTTGAAGTGACAGTTCTCTGCATCGAGACGCAGCAAGCAGTCAACCAAGACCTGTTCTTTGTCGCTGTCGCCAGTCTTTGCCAGCGGAGTGGATTGGAATCCATCCAGATAGACGACCGTCCCATAGTCCGGGTTGAAGCCGAACACGTCCGATGCACCGACTTGCAGGTAATGCGGAACAATCTCCATCTCCCCGAAGTCAGACATGTAGACATCCGCCCCGCCAACGATGCGGCCCTGCTCCTTCTTGCCGACTTGGTAGCGGTTGACCGCAATACCCGTGAAGGTCGAGAAGATCGTTTTGTGACTCGGGCTCATCACCACCATGCGCGGAACTTCACCAGAATTGGTGAAGGCGCCCTGAGCTGCCGTCTTAAGCAGCGCTTCTGTAAACGTCCGGTTTGTACCAGCCGTCACAGCAGTAGTCGGAGCCCCAGACGTATGCGAAGCCGTCGCACCTGCGCCGTTGTGATAGGCATTGGTGTAGATCATCACACCAGCGCCGCCAGACTTCGAGGCAGTTGACGAGTTACCAGCAACCGCAGCGTTGTTCGAGAGAATCATCTTCTCTACGTCGCGCTGCAATTCCTTGTATGCCTTCGCCTTTTGGTATGCCTGCTCAGTCTTTCGGCCTGCCTTCTTCACACGATTCGCACGGCGAGACGTGGCAACCGTTTGTTGGAAGATTTGGGCATAGTTCGCAACGCGGCCCGTTGCGCTCAGTGCCGAAGCTGTAGCGTCGTCACCGTCGATTGCCGCGTTATCAGCATTAGCCGCACGCAGGGAATCGCGTTGCCATTCGTGATAGGTGTTGCTTGCGGTATCGCGGCCAAACGATGCAACGACCGGAGTTTTTTCCGGGCTGGTATTGGTGATCGCGTCGATCAGGTCTTCACGAACGCCGTTGATGTCATAGCGGTCTGTCAAATTGGTAGGTTGAGCCATGATTGGCTCCTTTCTTCATCGTGAATTTGTTGCGATGAACGACGCTAGGTCACGCATGCTTGCGCCACCCTTACGACTGACGGCTTTTCGAGCATCCAGCCGCGCGCGGTCGTCCTTACTCATTGGTTTCTTGCCAACCGGCAACTTCGGCGCTTCGGCTACCTGTTTGGTCGCTGCCGGTTTCTGCGCCTTGAGCTGTCGAAAAGCGATGGCGTCACGAAGTACGAGCCACGATTCAGCGTCGAGCACTTGGCTCAATCGCTCATCAGTCAGGAACGAATAAACGCTCTTGGCGTCCTGCCAGGTCTTTTGCAAAGCCTCATGGTTGATTCCTTCGGCATTCAGCCGCTGCCATGCTTGCTGCTTGACGGCCTCAATGCGTTTTGCGTCAGCCTGTTTGCTTTGCTCATCAAGCATCTGCTGGTGTTGCTGCAACTCGCCAAGATATTGGGAAAGTTGCGTTTGCCGTGCGTTCTGGCGAATCCACTCTTGCGGGTCTGTTTCCGCAAGTTGGGCCATCTGCTGCGGCGTATAGAAACCACCAACTGCCTGAATAATTGCTTTGGCCTGTTCAATGGCCGTAGCAACGACTCGGCGGCCCTGCTCAAGATCGTTCTTCACAATCTCTGCGGCCTGCGTTTCTCGTGACACAAGCTCTTGTGTCTTGCGCGTGTAGTCGGCTTGCAGGTTTTTGCCGATTTCCTGAACCTTGCCAACCAATTCAGGAGGTGTTCCTTCAGGCACCTCGAACTTGTTTCCTGCGAACTCGATTACGACTGCGGGTGTCTCTTCGGTTGCGGTGTCTTCACCGTCCTCCGACTCTTCGCCTTCATCTTCGGTAGCCTGTAACTGTTCATCGTCTTCGAGTTCATCGCTCTCTTCTTCAGAGTTGGCGATCAGTGACATGGCTTTTTCCATCGGATCGACTGCATCAGTAGCTTGGTCGCTCATTCGTGATGTTCCTTAGATGACTCGGCGGAAGAGTTTTCGTGCAGCAGACTCATCGCGTTCAGCGTCAAGTTCCAACTGCGCCAGCTTTCCGGTTTCCACCATTCCGGTCAGCAATCCTTCAAATTTCTTGCTCAGCTTGTGAAGCTGTAAAAGCAACTTCTGGCCTTCAACGTCACGAACAGGACACCGGCCCCACTCGTCCACAATCTGCTTTTGAAGCAGCCGCATAGCCTCTTGATATGCCTCGTTCTCAATCACCAGACGTGCGTTATCCCCGCGCTGCGAATCGCTTCGCAGACGGTCTTTTTTCTCTGTCATGGGTCAGTCCTGAGCTACAGGGTCGTCCATCGCTTCGGCCTTTGCCTCGGCCTGCTGGATAGACTGAATACGACTCATCTGAGCAATGGTCAGGCGCACCTCTGCATCAATGCGCGCCTTCTCTAGATCTGCCTGACGATCCAACGCACGCTGCTCAGCTTCGAACGCATACCGACGCTCTTCAGCTTGCTGGTCTAGATGGGCCTGAGCCTGAAACTTCTGCTGATCCGCCTGAAGCTCGGTTGCCTGCTTCTGCTGTTCAGCCTGAGCCTTGATCTCCTCAGGGCTGGGCTGCTGAGGCTTCTTGGGCATGTTCTCGCCCGGATCAGTCCAGAAATCGTCTACGTTCTGGAAGCCTGCTAGCTTCACTTTCTGCGTTTGCAGGTTGTATAGATTCTTCGGCGTAACCAACAGCCCCATTCCGCCGCCCTGAACCGCAGCCATCTGAGCCGCTTCAATCTGGGCAAGGCTCATGGCCTGCGTTTCCTTGTTCCCAGTACCCAAGCCAACATTGATGCTCATGTCGTACTGATTGCGCCATTCCTGCGGGTCGTACTGCACGAACTGACCTTTCAGCCTGAAAGACAGCGTTTCCATGCAGTATTCAGTCAAGAGCTTCAGCGTTCCGGCAAAGATCGGCTTGAACAGCGTCTCGGCAAATACACGCGCAATCAGCTCGGTACGCTCCTGCATGCGGCCATCAGTGATTCGAGCCCCTGCCGCAGTCTTGTTGATCGCGTTGGCATCAAGACCAGAAGACATGTAGTTAACACCGCTGCGATTCATGCGCACACGGTCTACATACTCCAGCATCGGGAAGGCTTGTTGACCAACCCACGGCGTTACCTCATCCGTCACCGCGTCAACCTGAGTCATGCGGATCAAACCACCAACACGACTATCTAGCAGGTCGTCGATATTCGCCAGCGGTGCACCAGTTGTGTCCGTTAGAACACGCTTACGAGGGTTGTTCGCCAGATACAGCGAGTCCAGCATGCCGCGCGTGACAACAGAACCCAGGCGCTGAAGGTCAGACACAAGCTCGGCCAGGGAATGACCATCCCAACGATGTGAGCGAAGAATCGGGGATGCAGTCGCAATCGGAACGTGCGAGCATTCCTCGTTCTTCAGAATCTTGTCGTTAAGCCGAACAATCATCCGGCGTTCGCTGATCCCATCCCCGTCATAGTCAACCAGGACGAATTCAAATCTCAGCCAACCTTCGCGCCGGCTCTCGTCCTCAGTCGCCACGCTGTCACGATGGTCAATCCACTCGTTTGCATCAGATTCGCGCAATGTCCGGTCTGAGCTGGTATTGATGCGATCCGAAGTGTTCAGATCATCAGCATCAACGTCGTAACCCATTTCCCGCAACTCGGACAGAGTTGTACGCATCATCCGGCAGACATACGGGCAATCATCAAGCAGCGGGGCCGTCCAGCTACGCGACACCAAAAGCTCATCAGGCGGGAATGCTTCTATACAAACCTTGCCCTGCTTCTTGGTCGTCTTGATCTTGACGTACTCGTAGTAGCTGACCGGCTCGCCCATTTGATCGACTGACACAACAGGATCGGATGCCTCAACAACCTCGGGTTTAGAGTCTTGAAGCTCTTGCAGCTTCATCGCGACTTGCATATCAGTCACGCCCTTGAGCCTGACCGTCTCGACAATCTCTTGCTCTTTCCAGCGCCACATGACAGCGCAGTTTTTGAGCATCAGAGCGTCGGTAATCGCCGTGTACGCAATCAGAAAACCATTGTTCTGCTTGAAAAACACATAGTTGCACGCGTCCGATGCCTGCTCAGCACCGGCAACGTCTTCTGGGCCTGTCGGCTCAAACGTTACGGCCTGGTCGCCACCAACGAAGATTTTCAGCAGCGCAGGGCGAACCCATTCGATAGTGTCTAGAACTTCAGACGTGACGAAAGACGAGCGCCCCTCTTCCTCGTCTCCATACGGCATGCGCATGTACTCACGCATTGCCGTTTCACGCTCATCGGCTAACTTGCCCCATACGAAATCGCCCGCGTCCGCTTCCTCAGCCTGGAGGAAAGACAGCAGCGATTCGTCTTCCATCTTTGCCATTATTCGGCCTTCTTTTTCGGCTTCTCGCCCAGCTTCGCCAGGTACTCACACAGAGCCATCACCTTGTCGTGACCAATGCGGCCTTGAGCGATCAAGAGAAACGCCTCGCGGATTTCGTCTACGGTCATGCGTACTTTCTCGATGGGTATTTGATGGGAGCCAAGGGGGCCGGCTTAATCACAGCAAACCGCTTCATCATGTTTGCGTACCGGGTAGCCGACATCAGATCGTCATCCAGCTTCACAATCTTTCCGTCCTTGCGGTGATACATGCGGAACTCTTGAAACCAATCATTCAGGTTGCTGAACACCTTCAATCGACCCGTTTGCATGCGATCCAGCATGTCCAGTACACCAGCCTCAACACCATTACCGCCAGATCCTTCAGGTTCACCTTGAGCCGGTGGATGCGTAGCCTTGTCGGCCAGCATGTTCAAGCCCTGCGCCTTGTATTGCTCTTTCAGCGCCTCGCCCGATCCCTTGTCATGCTGCAAGCCGTCATGAGGCCAAGCCCATGGCAGCCAATCACCCCAAGGCTTGACCGTGCTTGCGAACAGCAAAGGCGTTTGCTCTTTTTGCCGATGCGCCGCGATCACATAAATAATGTCTAGATCACGATCCCAAGCAAGCTTCACCGCTGCACTTGGGTGATCCCAACCGAAGTCAATACCGCAGATTTGCGGCCAGTGACGAGGGATATCGAATGGGTCAATCTTGATTAGCTCTTCCTCAATCGGGAAGATTCGACCGCTACCAAGCGTCGGGATACCCTTTGTCCGTGCCTCACGCTCGTGAGCTGGGTAGCTGGCGATGATTGCCGCCCGCTGCTCAGGCGTGTAGTGCTCCGCATCATCAATCGTCATCGACGTGACGCATGAGCCCGCAACCTTGTCCATCAGGAACCTTTTGACTACATCGCTCATGCCCTTGAGCGGCGTGAAGGTCATGTAAACCATGCCACCCGTCGCATTTGTCCGGGTCAGCGATTCACTGTAGATATCGGCGTCAGGCTCTTCGTCAAGCCATACGAAATCAAGCGTCTCAGCCTGGAATTTCTCGCGCCCTTGGTCATAGCTCTTGAAGCCTAGAAGGCTCTCGCCCGCCTGGACATCGCCGCCACCACCCCACTTAATAACCATCGTGTCAATCGCGTCAGCCACGCCGCGCTTCATTGACTTTTCTTTGATGGCGTCTTTTGGGATAGCCCCGGTGCCTATCGCATTGATCCGGCCACACAGCACACGCTGCAC